GACTGTTACTCCGCCTACAGGTGCTGTAGGTAATGAGTCGGTAATAGCTCCTGTACCTGGTGCTACCTTAGAACCTAAGTTCTTTTGTCCACGCATCTTTCTTCTTAAAGAAGCTTTAGCTTGAGCAGTACGTTCCTGTTTACCTATTCCATCATCCTCTTTGAGACTTATATTTTCATCTGGACCTGGTGCTTTTCTAGCTACCTTACTAAGCAAACCTTCTTGGTGTGTAGTTGGTCCTTGTTGACCTCGTTGTCCTTTATTAAAAATACCTTCAAATACCATTGGTAATACTTTAGGTGCTAAAAAAGATAAAGCTCCTATGATTGCTGGTGGGCACATTAGATTTCTTCCTCCATAATTGAGTTGATATATTCGATCACACTGGCTTGACCAGCGCGATACATAATTGATTCGATTGACTCTTTTGGGTGAACGGGTTTCCAACCGAAGTTTGCCTGCAGCCTATCTACTAACTGATCCAACCTTTCGTTGTGCAGCTTAAGAGTACTGAGGGAGATTTGTGTTTGCATGTTCAAAAAAGGCTAGTGCTCTAGCTCTCTTGGTCATAGAAAATTGAGGTGCTTTACCTTCATACATGAGCCGATCACTAGCATCGGTCCAAAAATTTTTGCTTAAATATTTAGAGCTAGTATTTATACCTAGTGGCTCCATTATCCAGTGAATAGTTGCCTTCCTAAGACGGTCCAAGCTAGGACTAGGAGAAAGACCCAACTCTGTACATACAAGAGTATTGGTGCCCACGTGGATTTGTTCGTCTCTTGAGATGTCAGCTGATACTGTTCGTAGAGCAGCGCACCCATTAAACCTAAAGAAAGGTAGGAGAACAAAGAATATAGCTCGTTCTGCGACAAG